TCACGGAGCCGACGCCACCCGCCGTGACTTCCATCTTTATCGCGGCTTCGTTGGACAGGAAGGTCGTTGTCCCCGTACCCGTCGTCGATACGTCAAACTGATTGTCCGCAGCGTAACGATTTTGGCTATCAAAAAGCGTATACGGTTCGCTAACGCGCTGACGTCCGAAAGCGTCCAGTGCTGTAGGCGGAAACGAAATTGGTACGGGTACTCCATTCATGTCAATGCATCCTCCGCCGTCCCCGTACCACGCATAAGCGGTATCTTTGTCTTCGGTGACAACAGGCGTGTAGGTGTTGTTAAGCTGAAAAATAACCTGTTCAAGAGAGCGTATGAGCTGGTTGAACTGCTCCGCGCTATACCCTGCTGTGGCCGCGTTAGGTAGACGGACGTTGTTGATCTTGCTCATCGCAAGCCATCCGGTTGGACATCGACACGCATCGTGCCAAAGCGCCAGTTGGTGTTTATCTCATCACTTTCAATACGCAAACTGATCTGCCGCCCACGCGCCCGAGTGTCGACTTTATCCGTCGTAGGAGTGATCACATAAGGATCCAAAGAGCTCGGGACGGCAGAGGATTGCGGATATGGCCGCAGCAGCAGATGCACCGTTAGGTTGCCTTCCTGGTTTTTGAAGTCAGGAATAAACCGGCGCATGTAAAGCATGTTGTCGCCATCGCCAATATCAAAATAACCAGACTTAACGTACGACGTGATGGCCGCGCCATCGCCATTCTTGCCATCTTCCTGGTTGTATAGACGCGAACGGCCCGCTGTCAAACCATGGATCGTGGTGATCGTGGCTTCAGTACCGTCAGGATCATAGGTCGTCGCAAGAGGCTTGGAGAAAGTGCCAAGATCCGTCCATGCCGTACGAGGCATCGTGCCCACGGACCATACTTGTTCAAGGTAGTTAAAGGTTACAAAGCGGTCAACATAGTCACTATTTGCCGTGGGATACCACCATGTTACCTCGTTAAACTGGGTATTAATCCCTACATGGACCTTGGCGCTTTCAACTAGATTAATGTCATCAAACACGTAGTCCTGTACCGTACAGGGCAGCTTTTTGACCGTACCGTCAAACACAAAAAAGGCGTCTCGACTCATCCAATACGCCACGCCATTGACGTCGGCTGAAGCATGCGGGCCAACCAAGCCACAATTGGCTCCAAGTTGCTGAAACCCGAACGTATACGGCGGACCAAGGTACTGCATTCCGTGCAAGGCGGTGTCTGTCCAGATCAGCACCTGGCCACGCGATCGCAATGCCGAAATAATCTCGTTTCCATCGGTCAAACGCTGACCACCTGCGGTATTTGTGGCCGAAGGCGTGAAAGTGTTCATGTCCTCTTGGTTAGAGAACCGGACGTACATAGGGTCTTGGGAAGTTGTAGTGCCAATAACACTTTCCGTACCAAAACAGATCAAATGCCGATCGGGCGTTGAGATCAGCGCATATTTGCTCTTAGTAGGAGCGCCGGAAATGGCTGTAGCACGAGTAGTAATGCCTGAATCGGGATCCCACTCATAAATCCCCCCGTCAACAAGCTGCATGACGAGGTTTTCACCAAATGTATCAAACTGCCATACGCGGGAACTTAGCTGAAGAGCTGCGGAAGCGGGTCGTGGCGTCCCCCAGGTTGAAAGTCCCCAGGTCCCCGTGCTCCAACCAAAATCCGCATAACTAATCTCAGATCCTACATTGATCTGGTAGGCCGCATCGGCCGACCCTGCCGCCGTGGCCGTACTGGTCGCCGCTGTGGGCGAGACAATGGTGTACTCATTAGCATTGATGACGTCCTGGACCTCAAATTCTCCCGTCAAACTGGCGTTTGTGATGCCGCCAGGGTTACCCGTCACGTTAGAAAGCGTGACAAAGTCCCCTACGATGCACCCATGGGCCGTGTCGTTGACGGTAACCGTCGTCAGGGTGTCTGTTGTATCGAAGGTGACTCCTGCCTGGGTGGCACGAATGGGGGTAATGTCAGACCAGGATCCCCCGTAAAACACATAAACCTTACGTGTAGTGCCAAGAGCGATATACGGAGAGCCCTCGAGGTCGTTCCAGGTGAAGACCTCACTAGGCATACCCACAAAATAAAGGGCAGTTTCACCAAACTGCGTCCAACCGCCCATTTTTTCCGGTAGTCCGTACCGGAAACGGATGTAATCGGAGTCGATCCACCCGCCTTCTGCGCCGTATTCGGTGTTTTGCTTGTCTACACCAGGCTTGAGAAACAGTCTGAAGTATGGCATGGGCGCATATTACTTGATTGGGCCGCCCACGAGCCACGCGTCACACGTGCGATCGCCGGCGCACTTGAAGTGAAAGAGCTCACAATACCCGAGATTGGCCGCCTCGACGACCTCCGGGGCGTAGTTTTCGTGGTCCATCTCCTCGTTGTAGTCGTGGATGCCCTTTTCGATGCAAACGATCATCTCCGGGGTCTGAATGAACGCCGCACAGTTGCCACAACGGGACTTCTTGGCCTCCCGGACGGTGGTCTGCCAGAGCTCGGCCTTCTTGTCCCAGAACGCCCGCGACTCCGACTCCGGGTTCAACGGCCCGTAGCCGTACTCCTTGATCGCGTTATTGCGGTTGTCCAGGTTGACGTGAATATCCGCCGTCGCTTCCGGGCAACCCTTCTGGCCACGCTCATACGACTTGCGGATCTCCTGGCCAATCGCGTCCTTTTTCACACTTGCCATGGCATTACCTGTACGAAGCGGTCTTCCGCGCAATCGCTTTCGGCTGTTTTACGAATTGCTTCCCTTTAGCCTTGCCACGACGCTTCGCAGCCGTTGTACGAGCGTACTCAGCAGGGCTAAGAGCCTTGATCGCAGCTTCTGGAAGGTATCTTTCACCTGTTTTACTAGACGGTTTACCACTTTTGGTCCTCCACTTCTGAGCTGTCCAATTCCTTAAAGACTGTTGAGGGGCTTTCATTTGTTCCGTTCTTCCATCAGTTTGACCCGAACCTGAAGATCATGGATGTCCTCCATGATGTCATCCTTCAGTTCCTGCCGCCGCGCTGCACTCAACGGACTATCGGTCGGTACGCCGTCTTCGGTGATCAAAATCGGAATCTTGCTCTCAATCGCAATCAGCCGGTTCTGGAACGAAGTGATCTCCGAGAGAAGCCAGCCTACAGCCGCAAGCAAGACCGGGAACAACATGTCCACGACCTTCTCCATGCTGAAACCTGACTTAGTCTCTGTAGCCACCGCCCTTCTCCTTGTACTTCTTGGCCAGAAGCTGTGCTTTGCGCGCGCTCCACTGACCCGCCTTCGTTCCCTGCACCGCACGGGCTTTGATGGACTCAAATAGTTGTTTACGCATGCTGGGCTTGGTGTAGTTGCCCGCCGCATTCACGCGGCTTGCACTCAACGCTCGCTTTTTCTTCACGGCAGTGTTCCTCCTACGCTTGCCGGTACGGTCGTCACCTGGATCGACACGTGCTGGCGCAGGTTAAGTACGTTGCCGCAGTCTGAACACGTGTCTGCCAGGAGCTCCTCGGCATCGAGATCATACCCGCAAGCGGCGCAAACTACCTCAATGAGATGGGCAGGCTCTATCGCGCCTTGATCCGTGGTCCGTGAGGCTTGTTCAATGCGCATTAGGCTACTCCTGATAGGTACATGGCACGCTCGTCCTGGCGCCGCTTGACCAAGCCCGGCAGAACACGGCCGGCGGCTTTGGTCCATCTCAAGAACTCATCAGCCGCGTTTTCGTAGTCACCACGGTTAGTCTTCATCCGCAGCCCAGAGCGTTGCAGATTGCCGAGGCCCACGTTGAAGGAAAAAGAAACGAGGCTATCAAAGATCCCTTGGCTACTAAGAGCAGCAGGGCAAAGTCGAAGAACCCCACGCTCAAACCGGCCAAGATCTTGAGCAAGAATAATATCCACCTCTCCCATACTGAGGATGCGATCCCAGCCTGCGGGTATCGGTAGATTCTTGCGCTCCTCATACTTTATCGCTGCATGACTAGGGTCAATCACGTGGCCGACACCGACAGTCCACAAGAGGGCAGGGCAGCGGTAAGGTCTAGTCCTTACCCCCTCGTGATGTTTGATCATCTGGATGGCGGCGGGACTGACCTTCACCGCTTACCCCTTTTTCTGGAATGCTTGAGTCCCGAACCAAAAAGCGATAATTGAAGACAGAATCAGCATCTCGTCGTCCGAGAAGACATTTTCCATCGCCACGGCGAACGGGATGCCCGTGGTGTACGCATACCAAACCCCGGCGACATTCAGCGCCACGAGTTCCAGCACGAAGATATACGTCACCACCGGACGCACACTGGCGCGAA